GACTGAATCCGATCTTATTCACCATACGTATGAGAGCGTTAAACATTGAGAGTATGCCGTTTACGATACCCTTAAACCCGTCCTTGATCTTGTCGGTGTCTCCTGTGAATATGCCGACAATCAAATCCCAGATTCCCTTGAGGGTTTCCCACAATCCCTCAAAGACGTCTCCAACAAAATCAACCACTCCCGAAACAACGCTTTTTAGGGATTCCCATCCTGCCCCAAACTTGCTTGTCATCCAATCGTCAAACCAACCCCATATTTTATCGAAGATTTCCTTAAAGAAATCGAAGACCACAGAGAACGCGCCCTTGAAGTGTTCTATAGCTCCTTCCCAATCGCCTTTGAACAAAGCAACGAAGCCCTGAAAAATTTCTTTCCAAAACTCAACAACGGTGCTTACGTAATCCTTAATGAATGCCCACGTGGCTGGGAACTTCTCCGACAGGAAGGAATCAAGTTTTTCCCAAGTCGCCGTGAGTACGGCAACGATCTTGTCCCAGTTCTTCCACACCAAGATCGCCGCCCCTACCGCTAGCGCAATTCCGATGATGATCAACCCTATAGGGGACAGGGCAAAATTGAGGGCGGTGGTGGCCGCCGTCGCCAACCACGTGGCCGCCGCCTGTACGCCGTGTGCCACCGCAAGAACCCCGGACTTGATGGCGGCCCCCACTGAGGCCAACGCCGTGGCGTTCATCATAGCGGCAAGGCCAGACACCGCCGCTGTGAGACCGGGAATAATGAGCAACATGGGCCCGATGGTGGCCGCAAAGCCACCGATGGGTTCCAAGGCTCCTTTCACCCTGTTACCGAGAATCTTGAACCTTTCGGAGGACGTAAGGGTGCCTTCGTTCATGTCGTCCACGGACCCTTGCGAATTGGCGAGGGTGTCGGACAGATCTTGAATGTCCACGGTGCCGTCCCTTATGGCGACACTCATTCTCTGTGCCCCCTCAGCCCCGAACAGGTCGGTGGCCAAGTTGAGGGCCTCGGTGTCCGACGTCGCCCCCTCGATCGCCCTCATCGCCTCGTACAGGCCCTCTCCTAGGTCTTGAGTACCCGAGGCGGCCATGCGGCGCATCGCGGCGTTAAGGCCCGGCATCACACGGGAGGCGGAAATTCCGGCTCCTTCAAGCTGGCCGAGCAAGGCAATCGAATCGTCGAGTCCAAGTTGCATATTCCTCAACACGGGACCGAACTCCGTCACCCGGCTGGTCAGCTGTGATATCGGGACTCCCGTGATCTGTGACGCCTTGGCGAATTTGTCCATGGTCGCCGCCGCCTGATCCGAGCTCACGCCGAACAGGTCCATGGAATTGGACACCTCCTTGATGAGAGGGCCCACTTCCGTCCCGGTGATGCGGCTCAGATCCAGGAAACGCTTGGTGGTGTTTTCTAGGTTGTTGCCAGTAAGCCCGAGCTCCGTCCTGACGTCGGCAATAGCGGTGGAAACCGTGTCAAAGTCTTGGGGGACCGCCATGGCGACGTCCTTAAACTCCTTTTTCAGGGCTTCGAGTTCCTTTCCCGTTGCCCCCGTCCCGGCTGTGATGTTGCGCGATGCTTTCGTGAAATCGTCCCCGATCTTCATCAGGGCGACACCGATACCCGCCACCGCGAGGCTCACCCCCGCCACGGCCTTCGACACCTTCTTGAACTTGTCAACCGAACCCTTCAAGTCCGTGTTGACTAATATGTTTACTTCATTTGCCATTGGAGTCCTTACTCATGCTCACGACGTGCAACATCTTAAGCAACCACACATCTTCCTCCAAGACGTGCGAGGGGAGGACGGAATAACGCTGACATATTCCGTCCACCAATTCCGCGTGCTCCAAGTCTAAGGGCTTGGTGACGGAGTTTCCCTCCCGATCCGTGCCGCCGCCGACGTGCGTCCACCTCATAATGTCGGCTTCTAGGCTTCCCCCGCAGAGGAAGCCTCCTCGGCCCAAGACGCAATAATGGCGGTACAGATGTTTGGCGGAAGACTTAGGAATCCTTCCCCGGTGGCCGGGATCGGCTTCGCGTCCTCATCGTGGAGGTTCCATTCTTGTATGATGTCCTCCCCGAATCGGTGAAACCCAGACCTCGTGCTCTCCGGGGAGACCGAATCCTCCCCCATTTTCTGCAATTCCAGAAATGTCCTGATGTCCACGTCCAGCTTGGCGCGAATCTCCGCACCTTCGAAGCTGTGTCCCTCCGGAAAGGACAGAACACAGTCACGCCTCTGGACTATGAACGGGGCTGTCTTGGTTCTCGCCACCATTAGACGGTACTCCAAGCGGGCACTGTGCCACTTTGAAGGGGCAGGGTGACGGACCACGTGAGGCCTCCATCGGAGCCCCGCGAGAGGTTGTACTCCCCGACCAGACACTCGACGGCCACCGTCGGGTTGCCGCCCGAATTGCCGCCTATGGAATAAGTCACCGTCCGGATGCCGCTCTTCGTCTTGAAGACGTCGTGGGATTTGTTGGAAGCCGCATCGAATACCCCGGTTAGGGAGAACGAGGCGTCCCCGAGTCCTATCAACCGTTCCATCGCGGACTTGCTGATGGTGGTTGAATCGAGCAGATTTTGGGAGTTCCCAAATTCCACCCCTGTCACGTTGTCCGATATATCTCTGGCGGTCCCCCCGCTATCGTCCACCGCTATGTAATCGCCCAATCCTGACTGTTTAGCCATAAAATCCTCCTAAAAATTTCCTAAAATCTTGAAAACCCGACTGCTATTTTTGCATTGGTAAATGTACCCGTTGATTGAACCCGAATATATCTGGCAACAGTTCCACTCATCACGAGTCTTTCTGCTGTTGGGGCACCGGAATTACCAACAGTTGAAAATGTCATGAAATCCGTCCATGACGAATCGTTTGTACTTTCTTGAAGTTTCACAATTACGCTTCCACTACCAAGAGAAAATACTTGCAGATAACCCGACCCGCCACTGGATGAAGATGCGGAATTGTCAACGGATGACCCACTGCTAGCAGATGAATGAGTGTCATCATGGGCAGTCAGCATGACGCCGAACTCACCCCCCATACCGTTGCCGTTAAAAGAACTCGATACCGTGATTGCTGAACCAGTTGATCGGCTTACGTTGTATTCTGCTTCTTTTGCAGAGATTCCCACAGAGGGGTCACCGACGGCCGCTCCCATCGGGACAAGCACAACCTGATCGTCGGTTGGCAATTTGCCCGAGTTGGACGTAAAAACCGGGTGAATCTTCCCGGCGGCGTTGTCGAAATATCCGTTCACGGTCAACGCCCCATCCACCAAGCCTACTATGCGGCTTGCCGCCGCACTGTTGAGGGCGGTGGTCTCCAAGGTTTCCTGAGTGTATCCCATGGAATCCAAGGCGTTGGCGTCCCCCGAGAGGTCGTACCCCATCGCGTAGAGCCTAACGTTTAGACCCGAAACTACTGCCATAATTATCCTCCTATGGAGTGATCGTTATCTCTCCGTCTATTTCTACGATAAAAGGGATATCCATCGTCCGGTAGGACACACCACTCATTTCGGTGTATCCCGTCGACGCCGCCCCCACACTGGAGTCGGTGACGTTTCCGGCCAGATCTGCGTCCCCGCGCAGGGCCTGATCGATGTTGACCATGGCGTCCCAAACATCCAACTCCAAGGATTCCCGGACATCCGCGGATGTCTGCATTCTAAAAAATGCTCGTATCAGAAATTCCGTGTTGGTGGTCACGTCTGTCAGGGTTCTGTAGTTGACGTCTCTCGATGTTATCCAAAACGCCAGCACAGGGGTGGCGGCTATGCCGAGGGGTTCCCCTCTCATAACAGACACAAAAGCGGGATCTGACACGGTGCTCAGCAAGGCGTCGATCCTGTCCATGGCACCGCTCCGGCTCATGCGAAAGCCTCGTATATGGCGGTCTGCATCAGCTCCTTGACCTCCTTGGGACCCTTGGATAACCACTGGTAGACATTCCTGAAGAAGAAGTGTCCCTTGAACCGGGACGTTTTGTTCCTCTTGTCCACCCCCTCCACCCACCGGGTGTACACTTCGTTACGCCCAAACCGCGCCTCCCCGGCGTCAATCTGTGCGTGCAAACTCGCCTCACTGTGCCCGGCAACCCTTCCTCGTAGATGACCCGACACTCGGCCAAGACCCGGCCTTTTCATCTGCATTTGCACTCTCACCGCCCCCATGACAGCGATGTCCAGAAGGGCGCGGTTGGCCGCTTCCACCAGCCGAGCCTCCGGGTTTGTGAAGACTTTGCCGTTCATCGTGACCTTTGTCTCATCCGGCATCAGAAATACACCTCCGCCGTGACGGAGGCGGACCGATACTCGTCCAGAGTTGAAAGCACGGACGAGGCATCAAAATCGGACCGGGTGACTCCCTGATCGCCGGAGCCTATCGTCGGTGTTGCTCCCGCATCCCGATCCCGGAAGAAAATCCGGCCGAGATCGAGGCAAGCCGAGACAATGAGAGGCGGGTACTCGTAGAGATACACCGAGGCTCCTCCGCTGTGTGTTGCCGCTGTCGTCCCGTTGACGCCGCGCTCCACCGTCAGATTGTTTCCGCTAATAGACGATATGTATATCTGCTCGGAGTCAATAAGAATCGTCTGTGCGGGACCGAGGTCCGACGCACTTGAAACGCTCACAGATGTCGCGGTTGTGGACCCGACGGCGTCGGCGGTCGTCTTCTCCGGGCTGGTGTCGTTCGCATATCCCCACTCGCCAAGAATGGACAGGGTCTGTTGCCCCGCATTGAAGGCCTTGGCGGTGTCCTCGTTCAACTTGATTCTGACCTTGGGGGAGGAATTGTAGGGCTCCAAGAAGTAGTCGTTCGCATATCCCTCCGTGAGGGTCTCGCTGGTGCTCCTGTCGGTGGCGTCGTAGGACGTGACCGTCGTGGCGGATATGAGCCAAGCGTCCAACGGAACGGCGGCTTTTAGGACGTCTCCCACTCCGATGGTGTCGGCGTTCCTCATGGGCCGCAACAGTTGTGGGGTGTCCCTGAGGGACCCCATTCCTATGTCGAAGTACCGAGTCTCCGTTCTCGGACCGAAGGATTGCATGCCCACGT